CAATCTGATGCTGCACAAGCAAGAGCAGCAATTAGATCAGAATCTATTTTAGGGATACAACAACTTAAAGAAACACTCAACAATAGAATTGATTCTATTGACAGATCATCAGCACTTAGTAGAGCAGATTTAGATAAACGTATTACACTATTAGAAAAGGGATTAAAGAATTAAGGTTTATTACAGATACGCAAACCATTAGAAAATTCCCATCCGCTGCTTGATTTTCCGCCAGCATAACAGGGATCGCTAGATTGTTTAGCGGTCCCTTCCCATATCACACGATCGCTGTTTGGATCTCTGAACCAACCATCATTCTTATTCCATGTCATTCCAGGAACAATCTGACGACCAACATTTCCTATGACTTGCCAAATACTACCATTTCCTGTTTGGATTTCTGTAACAGGACCAGTTTTTACGTTGCAGGTTGTTGTGCGAGCCCAAACACGTCCAGTCCAATCTGGAGCTGCTGTTTCGCAAGCTATTGTTGGCGACGATATCACCAAAAATAATATGACCAGATAACGCATACTTCTATTTATAAATAAAGGGGCAAACATGGAGTCCCCAAATGGCTAAAATCACGTCTAGAGAAAAGTTTAAAGAATACATCCTAAGACGTTTAGGTGCTCCTGTCATTGACATCAACGTGGATGACGAACAGGTTGAAGACCGTATCGACGATGCTTTACTCAAGTTTCGCGACTATCATTTTGATGGTATGGAGCATGTGTATTATCCACACAAATTAACTCAAGCAGATATGGACAATGAATACATTACGCTTCCTGACGATTTCGTAGGCGTAACTCGTATCTTCGATATCAATGATTCGTACGGTGCTATGAATCTATTCAATGTTCGTTATCAGTTGCATCTAAACGAGTTGTTCAATATTTCCAGCGTGTCGGTTACACCATACGTTGTTGCAATGCGTCACATCGAGTTCCTTGAGGAAGTGTTTGTTGGTAAGAAACCTATCCGTTACAATCGTAATACAGATAAGCTCTATATCGACATGAACTGGAAAGACGACACAGTAGTCGGTCAGTATGTTATGATTGATGGTTATCGCGAAGTTAATCCAGAAACTTATCCGGACGTTTGGGAAGAACCTTGGCTTAAACAGTACGCTACTGCGCTCGTGAAGCGTCAGTGGGGTGAGCATCTTAAACTCTACGAAGGCATGAATCTTCCAGGTGGTATCACATTTAATGGTCAGAAAATCTGGGATGAAGCAACAGAAGAAATTCAGAAACTAGAAGATACGGTTATCAACGATTATAGCTTACCTGTTACGGACATGATCGGATAACTATGACAACAAATAAGTATTTCCGTCCGTTTACCTTTGGTCGCCAACAAGACCTTGCTGAAGATTTGATTGTGCAATCTATCAAGATCTACGGTCTAGATGTGAAATATATGCCGCGCACGCTCGTGAACCCAGACGCACTACTCGGTGAAGACGTTTCGTCTGCTTTCAACGATGCTATTGATATTGAAATGTATATCAAGAATACTCAGGGTTTCGAAGGCGAAGGAGATTTCCTTTCTAAGTTCAATCTTGAAATTCGCGACTCGATTACTTTCGTTATGGCTCGTAAGCGTTGGGAACAAGTTTCTAATGAAAAGGTCATAACGGAAGTTGGTTACAATATCCAAATGGAAAACGCTGATACGAATTCCTGGGGCAACAGCAACGCATTACGTATGGAAGCTGGTGAATCAGAACTATATCAAACAATTTCATCTAGACCTTTTGAAGGTGACTGGATTTACTTCCCATTGAATAGAAAACTATATGAAATCAAATTCGTAGAAAATGAAGCAGTATTCTACCAACACGGTAAACTTTATACATATGAACTTAGCTGCGAACTTGTAGATCGATTTGGTACTATTGCTACTGGTAATACAGAAATCGACGCTATTGGTTCTCGTATCGACAATAACATTCTTAACTATCAGATTACTCTTCAGAGTGGTGATGGTTCTCTTGTGAACGAAGACGGTGAATCAATTCTGTGGGAATACAGAGTCGAAACGCAAGATAAGTTGGCTAACAATGAATACTTCACAGCTAAATCTCTCGACTTTATTGATTTCAGCGAACGTAGCCCATTCTCAGAAGTGGATAGATTTTAATGTTTGGTTCCCAGTTTTATCATCAATCGCTTCGTAAATATGTTATCATGTTCGGTAATATGTTTAACGATATCGTCATTCGCAGATATGACTCGAACAATAATAACATAAGTGCCCTAACAATACCTCTCGCATATGGCCCTAAAGAAAAGTTCCTAGTTCGTACAGTTCAAGACCCTAATTTAGATCAGCCCGTGGCTATTCAACTACCTCGTATGGGTTTTGAAATGACAACTCTAAATTATGACGGAGTTCGTAGGCTTAATGGTCTAGTAAAAAATATTAAGATTACACAAGACGATAATAAGCTAGATTTCAGTTATATGCCTGTGCCTTATGATCTACAATTCAATCTCTACGCATACGTGCGAAATGCAGATGACGGTGCACAAATACTTGAGCAAATCACACCATATTTTGGTCCGGAGTGGACTAATCAGGTTAAGTTAATTCCTCAGACTAATATAACAATAGATATACCTACTGTCCTTAACACAGTTTCTATCGAAGACACATACGAAGGTGATTTTCAAACTCGTCGAGCTTTGATATATACTTTTGATTTTACTGTAAAAGCATATTTCTATGGACCAGTGCGTCGTGCTGGTATCATCAAACGTGCTCAAATCGACTTTGGTATTGTTACAGCCAATACTAGCTATGGTTCGAAGATTACACTCGAAGATGTAGCACATACTGGTCGTAGTTCTCGCGTTGTTGTTAGACCAGGATTATTGGCTAATGGTTCGCCTACCACAAATTCTGCAGCTTCAATCCCATACACAATGATTAGCCCAGAAGACGATTATGGTTTCTGTTCAAATACGTTTGTTTATACAGATGGATTAAAATATAATCCTGTTTCGGGAAAAGATGAAGGACCAAATGGATAATAAAACCAATTTTGAAGTGAGTATTGAGAATGCATTAAACCTGCCAGAATCTGCTCCTATGGTGAAACCTTTAGCGCCTGTAGAAGTTGATCCTAATGCGAACATTGATGATGATTTCGCTAAGGTTAGAAATAATCTACATCAGATTATTCATAAAGGCAACGATGCGCTCGAAGAGGCGCTCATGGTTGCGAAAACGTCAGAACATCCACGTGCATTCGAAGTTGTAGGGCAACTTATCAAAACAATGGTAGACGCTAATAAAGACCTATTGGATATTCAAAAGAAACTCAAAGAACTTAAAAAATCTGATGATCCAAGAGCACCTGCTCAGAATATTCAAGCCGAAAATGCTATTTTTGTGGGAACCTCAGCTGAGCTTCAAGCATTGATTAATGGTCGTAAGTAATGGCTGTTAAAACATATCTAGGCAATCCTAATCTAAAAGCCGTTGGTGTTGTGCACTCGTACAGCAAACACGAAGCTGATGAATATATTAAATGTGCTAAAGATGTAGAGTACTTCGCTCGTAACTACGTTAAGATCGTCAACGTGGATCTTGGTCTTATGCCATTTAATATGTGGGACTTCCAAGCGAAGATGCTCCACACATTCGCTAACAATCGCTTTTCTATCTGTAAGCTTCCTCGTCAGGTCGGTAAGTCTACGACATCGGTTGCGTATATTCTTTGGTTAGTTCTTTTCACAGATCAACAGAACGTTGCTATCCTCGCGAACAAGGGAGCGCTCGCGCGTGATCTGTTAGCTAAACTCCAGCTGGCATATGAATATCTTCCAAAATGGTTGCAGCAAGGCGTTGTTACTTGGAACAAAGGTAACATCGAGCTTGAGAATGGTTCTAAAGTTCTAGCTGCGGCTACATCATCAAGCGCCATTCGCGGTGGTTCGTTCAACCTGATTTTCCTTGACGAGTTCGCCCACGTTCAGCGAAATCTAGCCGATGCGTTCTTCGCTTCTACATATCCTACCATTTCATCTGGTAAAACAACTAAGATTATTATCGTATCGACTCCTCTCGGTATGAACCATTTCTTCAAGATGTGGACAGATGCTAGTGAGGGTCGTAGCGAGTATATCCCTATCGAAATCATGTGGAACGACGTACCGGGTCGTGACGAGCAATGGAAACAGCAGACTATCGCTAATACCAGCGAAGAGCAGTTCCGTCAGGAGTTTGAGTGTGAGTTTATTGGTTCGTCAAGCACGCTCATACACCCAATGAAACTGCGTGAGCTGACTTGGACTACACCAATAAAAGACAAATGGGGTTTAGACATTCATAAAATGCCTGATGCTCGTAGGGCATATATTGGTGTGTTCGACGTTTCTGAAGGCGTAGGTAATGATTACTCGGCGCTCTCGATTATAGACGTGACAGAATTTCCATACAAACTAGTTGCCAAGTATCGAAGTCGAGAAATTACGCCACTCATGTTTCCTGATGTAGTTTATCGTTTCTGTAAGTTCTACAACAACGCATACGTATTGGGCGAAACAAATAATATCGGTCAACAGGTCGTCAATTCTTTGTTCATGGACCTAGAATACGAAAACGTCATCGCGACGTTCAGTAAGAATAAGAATATCAAGGTGGGTGGTGGATTCAGTACTCGTTCGGCTTTCGGTATTCGTACGACTAAATCTGTCAAGAAAATTGGGTGTTCAAATCTAAAGACTATTGTAGAAAGTAATAAACTACTTATCAACGATTTCGAAACTATTGAAGAATTGACAACTTTCGTCGAAGATAAAGACACTTACAAAGCCGAAGAAGGTTGTCATGACGACTTAGCCATGACTTTGGTTCTATTCGGTTGGTTAATCACCCAGCCTTATTTCAAAGACTTAACTAATAACGATATTCGTCGTAATTTGGCAAATGAAACCATGAAAGATGTTCATGATGATTTGTTGCCTGCTGGGTTCATCGACGATGGTGGTTCTCAGCATTCTATGGAAGACTCTTTTAATGATGGTCTTGATGGCATGAACTTATGATAAAAGTGCCGTTTTTATAAATAAAACGAGCAGAACTTAATGTGCGAAGAATAACTTCGTTTTATAAAAAGGAGATGAGTCCAATGGCTTTTCAAGTTTCTCCCGGCGTAAATGTTAGTGAGATTGATCTCACAGCAATCATTCCGGCCGTATCGTCATCTACAGGAGCTATTGCGGCTCATACAAGATGGGGCCCAGTTAATCAGCGTGTTCTTGTTGACTCAGAAGACACTCTGAAGAAACAATTTGGTTACCCAAACACAAATACAGCAGTAGATTTCTTCACAGCTGCAAATTTCCTTTCTTATGGAAATTCTTTGTATGTAGTTCGTGCTGTTCGCGCGAATACTAGCACAAGTGATGTGCTTTCTGCTAGAAACGCTACTACAAATGCTGCGAATAATAAAGTTTTGCTTATCAATAATCAGCAAACATATATCGATAACTATCAGACTGGTGGCCTAACTGGTGTTGGTCCTTTCGTTGCTCGTTTTCCAGGCGAATTCGGTAACTCTCTTCGTATCGCTGTTTGCCCAACTGCAAATGGTTACGAAAGTGACATTGCAGTTTCTGCGACTCGCGGAGGCGCTCTAGGAGGCACTACGCTTACTGCTGCTAACAATGCCGGATTGAGCGCAACAAAATTCACTATTGTTACTGCTGCTAACGGAAATATCACTTCCGTAACTGCTAACACTAAGACTTTACAAGCTTCTGCTAATCTTATTAGTCAAATCAATGTTAACGACTATCTGATTTTCAACGGAACAAAACAAAGAAAAGTTTCGGTTCGCGCTTATAGTAGTTCTAATTCGAGTAATTATGTAACAACAATTACTCTTGTTGCTGGTGCACAAGGAACTTCTAGTGGTTCTAACGGAACTATTAACGTAACTTCTACTAAGTATGGTTCGTTTTCTTCAGCAACATATAGAACAGGAACTTTCACCTATTCTAATAACAGCACTACTGTAGTTTCTACAGCTAACATTGCTGGTAAACTTATTGTTGGTGATATTCTTCTAGCAGGACCAGATAAGCAGCAGCTTAAAGTTGATTCTGTTTCTTCAAACGGTAAAGTAATCACACTTCAGACTAAGTACACTGGAAATACAGTAACTGTGACTGGTGCTTCTCGTCGTTGGGAATTCCACGATAACGTACCAAATGCTCCAGGCACTTCAACAACTGTTGCAATGAATAATGGTTCTAACGACGAAGTTCATGTCATTGTTGTTGACGAAGACGGTCGTTTCACTGGAATTGCTAATACAATTCTTGAAGTATTTCCTAATTTATCTAAAGCAGTAAATGCTACTGACGAAGTAGGAAACAATATCTACTATAAGAATTTCATCAACCAGAATTCTAAGTATGTGTATTGGACTGGTAAGCCATCAGGTTGGACAAATGCTGGTGAAAATTACACAAGAGGAATCAATTTTGGTATTGGCAGTCAGCCTGTATTCAATACTTCTTTCACTGGCGGTAGAGACGGTTCGTTGCCTCGTGAAACCGACTATATTGTAGCATATAATCAGTTTAGAAGTGCAGAAGCAGTAGACGTTTCTATCGTTCTAGCAGGTGCGTCAACTCTTACTCGTGCTACACACATCATCAACAATATTTGCGAATATCGTAAAGATTGTATCGCAGTTATTTCGCCTCAACAGACTGATGTTGTTAATAACAGTGGATATGCTGGTTCTGAAGTAGACAGTATTGTTAGATTCCGTGACGCGCTACCTTCAACTTCATATGCTACTCTCGATTCAGGTTGGAAATATCAGTACGACAAATATAACGACCTTTATCGCTATATTCCTCTAAATGGTGACATTGCTGGTACTATGGTACGTACCGATATGGAACGCGATCCATGGTGGTCTCCAGCTGGTTTCACTCGTGGTCAAATCAAGAATGTGATTCGTCTTCCATATAATCCAAATAAGACAGAACGCGATGCACTTTACAAGAAGGGAATCAATCCAGTAGTAACATTCCCAGGAGAAGGAACTATCCTTTACGGTGATAAGACTCTTCTTGCTAAGCCTTCGGCATTCGATCGTATCAATGTTCGTCGTTTGTTTATTGTTCTCGAAAAGGCAATCTCAACCGCAGCTAAGTATATGCTATTCGAATTCAACGATGCGTTCACTCGTGCTCAGTTCAGATCAATGGTAGAACCATTCCTACGTGATGTTCAGGGTCGTCGTGGTATTACTGATTTCC